AAACGATCAATGATGGCGGTGCCGCCGCGCGGACAGAGTAGATAGCGCAGATTTAAGAGCGCTTTTTCGTCGGTCCATTCGGGCGACGAGACGGAGTGCGCCCACAGCGATTGCATACCCGCAACCGGCGCGCCAGCGCGGGCCGCGACCGGGGAAATCGTCGACCACGCGGTGGTCGATAGGGTGTAGCGGTAGAGCGTTACGGCACCGTTGCCCTGAAGGAGAATCTGGTCGTCGTTGCCTTCGAGGCTGAACGTGTCGTCTGCGACGACAGCAGACGGGAACGCGGTAACCGTGATGGTGTCGGCGGTGTTAGACGCGACGGGGCGAATGAGGCCGGCGTTGGCGCCCGTGAGGCAGCGGACTTGGCAGCAGTTGGCGAAGTTGGAGCCGGACCAGCCGGCACCCGTCTTGACGATGGTGGTGGTGCTGCCGCCAGTGGCGGTGATCGCGATTTTTTGGCCGATCGTGGAGCATGTGACGTTCATGCGCGCGTCGGTGCCCCATGTGCCGGGCAGGCCGGTCACGACGAGGTTGCCGGAGACGGTTTTGGTGGCCCAGTCGAAATACTTGAACGAGCCGGCGGCGACGGTGCCGGCGTTGAGGACGTAGTAGCGGCCGGTGTAGAGGATGTAAGTGGAGGTGTTGTCGAGCGCGGTGTCGAGCACGCCGCCGCCGGGCTTGCGGATACTCAAGACCGAGGCGCCAGCGGCGTTGGTGTTGGCGGTGATTTCAAACCATTGGCCCGCGCCGAGGCCGCCGGTGATGAAGCCGGTCCAATACTCGTCACCGACCGGGCGCAGATCCGCGAGGAGCGAGAGGTTGGTTTTTAAGAGCGAATCGGAGCTGCCGGCGAGCGCAGTGCCGGACGGGCCGACAGCGTGCCAACGGCCCGTTGCGCCCGCGCCAAACGTGCCCGCGAGCGCGAACGTCGGGAGCAATACGGGCAAGGCGTCGGAGTTGCGCGGGTCGTAGAGATAGTTCTGCGTGGTTGCGCCGGCGAAGATGAGGACCGATTGGTCGGGCCCTTCGCTGGAGATCATGCAGGTGCCCGCGCCGGTGTTGGCGAGCAGCACGCCGGGCAGTGGCACCCAACTTTTTAGGTCGACGCCGGGGTAGAGTGCCATCTGGTTAGATCCTTGCCATGAGCGCGCGCTCGTTTTCGAGGGCGGCGTTGTATACGTTGTAGTTGGTGGCGACGCCGCCGTCGGCGACTTGGTTGGCCAGCGAGGAGACGGTGGGCACGAGGGTTACTTGAGCAACAGTGCCGAGGTAGATCGGTTGGCCGGGGAGCCACGACCAACCGGAGAATTCAAGTTCGCCCTCGTTTTGCACGAGCACCGATGCGCCAGCGTTGGCGGCGGTGACGGTGATGCCGAGAAGCACGTCGCCGTGTGCTTCGATGGTGTTGTCGGCGTAATCGACGCTGGTCGCGCCGGTGGAGCGGACAACACGGTGGCCACCGAGCGCCTGGGCGGCGATGCGCGTGAAGTATTCGTTGGCGCCGGCATTGGCGGCGGGGGCGGGGGCGGAGCCGCCTTAGGTGAGCGGTACCGGCGTTTTGGGGTAGGTGCGCGTGATGCGTTCTAGATCGACGACACTGAACCAACCCGTCGCCTTGAGCCGCGGGGGGCTTTTGACGCGGTAGTCGACGCTGTCGACCGTGAGGATGTGGCCTACATTGAGGCCGGGGAGCGCGGTGGTTTCAAACTCGGCTTCGTAATGGGTGTGCTGGGTGCCGGTGTCTAAAAAGAGTTCGTCGGGCTCGCGCATGCCGACGCGGACGTTTTGGTAAACCGTGCCACCGATATTGACGGTGGTGGCGAGCGCGAGCATGCCGGCGTCAGCAAATGCCGCCCAAAATTGATCGCGCTGCCATGACATGATTTACTAAGCCGTGAGCTTGGCTTTTGCTTCGGCTTCTTCCTTGGCTTTTGCATCGGCTTCTTCCTTGGCTTTTGCTTCGGCGGCGGCGATTTCTTCGGCGGTGGGTGCCGCTGCTGCTTTTTTGGGCGAAGCTACGTCGTCGTCTTCGACGATGGCGCCGAGCGCGAGCAGGCGCGTGTATTCTTTTTCGCCGTCTTTGCCGGCGAGTTTGAACGGTTTGCCTGGCGGGATGTCGTTGACGGTGCAGACGGTTTTGTAAGTTGGCATGTGTATACCTTGCGAATTGCGGTGAATGTGTGGAGATGAAAACGGGGCGGCGTGTGCAGCCGCCCCGCGAGAGTCACCCGCTCGGCGGGTTAGGAGATGGTCGCGGCAACGATGGCGTTGACGCGCTTGGCGGCGATCAGCGGTGCGCTGTCGGTGTCGATGTTGATGGCCGACCCGTTCGGGACCGCCCATTCGTGGTGAAACGCGTCAACCGAAGTGACGCCCTGCTCTACGGCCGCGAGGTGCTGGATGAGGCCGTAAATCTTGACGCCACAGAGAGCGTCGGGACCTGCGGCGACGCAGAGCACTTTGTTGGCAGGCAGATAGCGCTGCTCGACACCAGATTCGTCGAGGTATTTGGTGTTGACGACTTCAATCTCGAACGAGCCGTAGCGACCTTTGTAGTCGATGACGGCGGCGAGTGCCGGCGAGATGTTGGGGATGGGGCCGCCGTTGCTCTTGAAGTTTTTGTATTCTTCTTTGAACTCGTCAGTTTTGGAGGCGTAGTCGAACGCTTCGGGCGACATTATGAGACGGTTTGCGGCGACACCCGCTTTGTCGAGCGTGATGCGCGACCATGCGGCCCAGTTGGTGAGCGGCTTGGCGGTGGTGGGTGCACTCCAAAGCGCAGCGCCCGAGAGAACGACAGTGTTGCCAGCGTCGCGACCGAAGTTGACGTTTTTGGTGGGGTAGTCGTCACCTTTGACGTCATACGCGCCGTCAAGCGCGTATTGCCAACACATGAGTTCCATACGCGTGAGGATGGAGCGGCGGTGTTGGCCGAGGCGCTTGATTCGGGCGTCGTCGAGGTTGGCCATGCGGTCAACCGGGGTGTTGATCGCTTGGCCTGGGCGGCGGCGCGAGATTTGCTGCAGGGTGATCGGGTCGGAGAGCTTGACGTAACCGGGCTTGAAGCCGCGCGATTTGGAGCCCAAGTGGACAACGGGTTTGCCGTTGGACACAGGCGATACGAACGGGGCGATGAGCACGTCGTCGAAGACGTCTTCAAAGATGAGTTCGTCGGTTTCGAGGTTGAACGTGTCGTCATTGAAGACGCGTTCAAGCATGTAGAACGGACGCGGTTGGATGAATAGGATAAGGGCACCCAGCTCGGCGCCGGAGTAGAGATCAGCCATTGGTGAAAATTCCTTGTAGGGGTTTGAGTGCGGTGGTTATTTCGGAGCGGTGGGCGCGGCGGCGCTTAGCTCAGGAATGCCAACGGCGTGGAGAAGACGATGCCGCTTCCGTTCGCGACGGCGCGCCATGCGTCGACCGTGCTAGAAGGAACGGTGATGTTGGCGCCGTTGAATTCACCGCGGATGTAGACGCTGACCTTTGGGGTGCGCGCGGCGGCAGCGGTAGCCGTGAGGTTGTCGGCGGCGTAGGCAACAACACCGACGATGTCACCCGCGGCGGGGGCGCCAGCGATCTTGACGAGGGCGGTGCCGGCGAGCTTTACGAGCTCGTATTGCACGACAGCGGTGTTGCTCGGCATGTCGTAGTTTTGGGTGGGATGTTCGGAGCCGAGGAGCGTGTTGTCCGGCACAAAAGTGTCGGTGCTCGTGCCCGCAAAGCCGGAAGGGAAGACTTGCGTAGTCATGGGGTGGGTTTCCTATGGTGGAGGCGTGAGGACGGGAGAGCGGGCGGCGGCGAATGGGCGCGGCTCGCGGTGGGTGCTGCGTTTGCGAGTGGAGAGGGGTCTAGCGGATGCCGGGCAGCGGCTTACCGAGGCGCGCTTCGTTGCGCGCGACGACGGCGGCGGCTTTGGCTTCGGGCGTTTCGAGATCGGCGGCGCTTGGCTTGGCGGCACCGACACCTACGTCGACGTTTTGGTTTTCTTTGGCGCTCATCGCGGCATCGAGCAGGTTGGTCGATGCGCCGAGGGCGGCGGCGGTTGCGGCGGCGGCTGCAGCGGCGTCCGGTGCAACGGCTGACGCGGCTGGGCTGTCAACAGCGCTCGCGGAGAGCATGGCTTTGGCTTCGTCGGCGGACATTGCGGTCTTGAAGGCGATGTGCGCGGCGAGCTTGGTGCGGCCCTTGGCTTCTTCGCTGTCGAGAATGGCGCTGATGCGTGCGCGCTCTTGCGTTGCGCCGGCTTTTGCGCCGTCCGCAGTGGCTTTGGCGATAGCCTCATCTTTGGCTTGCTGTTGGATTTCTTCGTTAGTAGGGGATGGCATAGCGATTGTTCCTTTGAGGGTGGGTGAGTTCGCGGGTGCGGTGGATTTCTTGCCAGCGCTGCCGGCGGTGCCCTTGCGCATGGCCGCGACCATGCTCAGGTGAAAGTCAGAGACGGTGGAGATGGTGTCGATGAGGCGCGCGGCCTTGGCCTCTTGGGCGTCAAGCGTTGCGCCCTCAAGGGCTCGAATGGCTTTTTCAGAGACGCCGCGCGCTTGGGCGACATGGGCGATGAAGCCGTTAGCGGCTTTGTCGACAAGCCCTTGCATGCGCTCTACGAGATCCGGAGAGATGGGCTCCATGCCAGAGCCGAGCATTTTTTGCGAGCCGGAGCGAATGATGGTTGCGCCAACGCCGGCGCGGTCCATTGCTTTGGTGAGATCGCGCAGCACGATGACGGCACCGATGCTGCCGGTGACGCCGTTTTCGATCATGGCGAAGCGCGAGGCACCCGCACCGATCCAGTAGGCGGCGCTTGCGGCCATGCTGTTGCCGATGGCCCAAATGGGCTTTTGCATGGCGGACATTTGACGGGTGACAATGTCGACGCCGGCCACTTCGCCGCCGGGGCTGTCGATCTCAAGCATGATGCCGTTGACGGCGGGGTCGGCTTCGGCGGCTTTGAGCTGGGCGACGATGTATTCGTAGCTGGAGATTCCAGAGATGGCATCCATGTTGCTGCCACGATTGAGGAGCTTGCCGCTGATGCCTACGACGGCGACGCCTTGGTCGATGAGGTATGGCTTTTTGCTGCTGCCGGCGATTTGTTGCTCGATCGGGCGCGCGAGGAATTGAGCCGGGATGTCGGCATCGTTGGCGGTGCCGTTGATGCGAGAAAAAAGATAGTCGGCGACGATGCCGGCGGCGTCTTGCGTGAGAAACAGCGGCGCGCCGAATGCACGCTCGGCGAGGTGGGCGTATCGCGACATGGGCTAGGCTTTCTCTTGTTTGTCTTTGGCCGGGGCGGGCTGGTTGGGCGGGTCGTCGTTGTTGTTATTGTCCGAGCCTTGCTGCGGCGCACTGGCGGCGGCGACGACGGCGGGGTCGGTGTCGAGACTGACGCCCTTCTCTTCGGCGTAGGCCTCTTCTTTGGCGATTTGGTCGATGACTTCTCGCCAGTCTTGGCCCTGCTCTGCGCATTCGATTTCGAGCGTGGAGACGCGGGTTTTGATGGCCAACGCGCTTGCGGTGACTTCTTTGACGCGGTCGGTGTAGCCACGGCCGGCGCCGAGCCAGTCGGCGCGGCAGTAGGCTTTGAGGTTTTGGTAGAAGCCTGGGGCGTCGATGCGGCCCGCGTTGACGGCTTCTTCCATGATGAGTTCGTAGATCGGTTGGTTCCAACCGGTGGCGAGCCAGTAGCGTTCGCCAGAAAAGAAGCGGTAGGCTTCGGCAAGGCCGGCACGGATGCCGACGTAGCTGCTCTTGGAGAAGTCTTTGGTGAAAAGCTCGTAGGGGATGTTGAGCGCGGAGCAGAGTTCACGCGTGAACGAGAGCACGAACGATTCGAGCTGGGAGCCGGGCCGATTGGGGCTGTAGGGCGACATTTTTTCGCCGGGCTTGAGCTGGATGACTTGGCCGCCACCGTTGAAGGTGGGGGGGACGCGGTTGCCGAGCGCGGTGATGGCTTGTTCTTGGTTGGCGAATAGTCCGATCAGATCCTCGACCGGGGTTTCGATGACCATGCCGATGAGGGTGTTGAGCATCTGGTTTTTCATCTCGTAGTCGAGATACATGTCCAGTTGCTTGAATTGGGCGAGGATGGGGGCGAGGCGCCCTATTCCGCGGTTTTGGCCGTAGCGCTTGCGCTTGACGAGCTGTATTACCCGGCGGCGGCCCCAATTGGTTTCAAGCGGGATGCGTTCGGTGTTGTAGCTGTAGCCGTAGGCGTAGGCGGTTGGGCTGTCGCCGGGGCGGGGCGTGGAGATGTGTACGGCGATCGGACGGCCGACGGCGTCTAGTTCGATGCCGCCGCGGAGACGGTCGCTGTCTTGCTCGCCCATAGGATTGCGCACGCGATGGGCTTCGATGCCTTGGAGTCGCGTGGACCAGATACGGCCGGGCTTGGGGTCCCATTGCGGGAGGGCGAAGCTGTCGCCGTCAGCAAATACGCCTTTGAATGCGATGCTGGTTTGGTCGGCAATGTCGTTGACGCCGTAGTAGTCGCATTCTCGGGCGTCGTGGGCGAAGCTGGAGTAAAGAGCTTCGGCTTCGGCGGCGAATTGGGTGGCCCACTCTTCGGTTTTGCCGAGTGCGCGCCAGTTGGGTTTTGCGGCGAGGCGCAGGCCTTTTGCGCCGACGATGTTGTCGTCGTAGGTTTGTTCTGCGCCGGCGGCGTAGCCGTTGTTGCGGATGAGGTCATGCGAGCGACCGTCAATGATGCGCTTTTCGCGCAGGATGTTGCCGTCGGCGGTTTTGACCGGGGCGGACCATGAGGAGAGGGTTTTTTCGTCTTGGCCAGCGCCACGATATGCAAGCGCGCCGACGGTGGGGAGCGTGGCGACGGCTTGCGGGGCGGCGTCTATGGTTTTAACGGCGCGAGGGTCGTAGAGAAATCCGGCGGTGGCGATGCGCGCGCCGGTGCCCCATGCGTTGGCGGCACGGTATGGGGTTTGGAGTGCGGTCATGGGTTCTTTGAGTTAGCAGCGGCCGGAGCCCATTGAGGGCTGTGCGATTCGCGAGGATGCGGTGTAGCCGGCGCAGCCGTTGGCGCGCAGTTGGCCGTGGATGTATTCGCGCTCGTCGGTCATCGCTTTGATGTTGCCGGCCTGGTAGGTGACTTTTTTGTCACCGTATTGCACTTCGACGCGACGCTCGCCACGGTGCAGGGCACGAATGGCGGCGTCGAGCGCGTCAAGATCGGCTTGTAGGGTGGTGCAGTCGGCCATTGAGTGGGGGTTCGGTTAGATCGCGGGTTTGGTGGTTTGGTAGTTGCCGGTGAGCATGGCTAGTAGGGCGGCGTCTTGGGCGGAGCCAATCGACGGGGGCTTCGCGGGTGATTCGGGTGCAGCCGAGTCACCCGCGAATAGCGATAAGTTGCCGCCGAGGCCGTGCAGTTGATCGCGGAGATCCCATTCGGCATCTTGCATGCGATCCATGCGGATATTTGAGTGTTGCGTGGCGGCGATGCAGAGGACGACGCAGTCAAGCCCTTCGTTGCGGTGGCCGGGCATTTTTTCGTAGCGCTGCTTGTGTGGGTCGAAGACCTCAGAGCAGAGAGTTTTGAAAAATTCGTCTTGAAGGTCGGCGGAGAAGCGGAACTTTCGATCTTGCAAGAGCCGGTCTTTGTCGGCGTGAAGGTTGGCGTAGACGATGTCTTTCGCGGTGTCGAGGCCGATTTCGTATTGTTCGGCGCCGCGCTTGTCGACTTTGTCGCCGTGCTTTAGCTCGACTTTGCGGGGCTTGGTGATGAGTGGTTTGTTGCGGTAGCTGGAGCCTTTGGTGCCGTACCAGCGATCGCCCTTGTGCATTCGGGTGAAGGCGAGTACGTCGTGCTGTAGGTAGCCGGAGTCGATGAGGGCGATGTCTATGCGCATCGCAGGGCCGAGCTCACTAGTGAGCGGACGGCTTAGGTATTCTTCGAGCAGGACCCATTGGGTTCGGTCGGCGGTGTCGCCGGCGATGATGGCGTAGTCGAGAACGGTGGCGTTGCTGTGCCGATCCCATCCGAGAATGACGATTTCCCAGCG